TCAAGTTCTGGGTTTGTCGTTATAAATCTGACCACCGTTTCTCAGCGCCTTGCGGATCCCTTCGCTGACCTCATACTTGATACGATCCCCCAGAGCTTTATCTACGGCAGCAGCGTTCGAGGATGCGGAAGTCTGAGACATCGCATTGCCTTTGTTATCGATATAGATATCCACGTTTATCTGTGGAGAATTTCCGCCGCCGCCCAGGGCACGCACACCCAACCGACCGGCAGAATCGCGGGTAAGCGGCATAATCGCTTCCGGCCCGGCCTCGGCAAATACGCCACCTTTTGCGAATTTGGATGCGCCCTGGAAGGTGAAATACTGAGGGGAGTCGTAGACGCCATTCACATACTTGCTGAGGCCTGAAGATTCGTACACCCCGCCTTTGGCATTGGCGACGGTGCTGCCGAACGCAGAGCCAATAGACGCAATCCAGCCAGTAGAGGAACCTGCCATACCGCTGAAAGCAGCTTTGGCAGCATTCGCGATCAGCAGCTGCATGGTAACCTTCTCGATTATCTTGATAATCGACATGCCCCAGCTTTTCCACGAACTGGCCGAGCCATTCAGCGTATCAACCAGACTGTCTACCGCCCCGCCCATAGTGACGTTAATCACCTCGCCTGCCGCTTTGGACATGTTGGTGGCTTCATCCATCCAGTCTTTCATTGAGCTGGACGCGCCGGACAACCAGTCGCCCTGGCTCTCCTTCAGCTTGTCGTATTTCTCGTCAATCAGATCGAGGGTTTTAAGGTATTCCTGCGTGGATCTCGCGTTTGTATCGCTAAGGTTGCCGCCGCCCCTATCAAAGTCGATACGCGCCTGCTGGAGTTCGGCAAACTTCTGGCGCTGCATGGACGACATGCCCGCAGTGTCGGTAATATTGCGGATCTGCGCCTGATACTTAAGCTGCTCATCCTGCATGGATTTAGCCAAGCCGTTTGTCTTCTTCTGGGCTTCCAGTTCTTCGTTCTTTTTGTCCACAGCTTTGGCCGCCAGCACAATGGCGGTCTGGTTGGCGAGCTGGGATTTTTCCTGCGCACTGAGAAGGTTGTCCTGGGCATAGGTCGCCAGTTCGATAAAACGTGCGTGAACCTTGCTGTATTCGGTATTGCGCACCTGGACTTCGCCGGATTCCTTCAGCTTGTCGATGGTGTCGCTGAGGATCAGAGACTGGGCTTTGTAATTCAGCAGAGTACGATCGCCAGCAGGCATGGTGATTGCCGGGGTTTTGGTTTTGGCATCCTTGTACATCTCGTCAATGCCTTTGCGCGCCCGGGCTATGTCGGCAGCTGACCAGAGGGTGACCCGCTGGTCTTTCGGTAGGAACTGGGTGGCTTTGGCGGCTTTGGCATTTTCGGCAATGAGTTTGTTGAGGCGAGCCACTGCCTGCGAGCGTTTCTCTGTGGTGGTAGTACCGGCATCAAGGTACTTATTCAGCTCCTGCTGGCCAGCTATCGCAGCCGCATTGATGCTGGTGGCTTTTGCCTGCACAGCGGCATAGCCTTCCTGAGATTTAATAACAAACTCAAGAGCGCTTTGCTGTTGCTTTAACTCTGCTATTTGGCGTGCGTTAGCTCCTCCATCACCAATACTCCCCAGCCCAAAGACGCCTGGCCGAGAGGTATCGCTTAGTGTTTTAATCTGCTGTTTTACCTGCTCAAGGCGATCAGCATCGCTAGTTGTCCGGCCAATACCCATTGCCGCGTCCCAGTATTTACCCCACGCATCAGCAGCCCCACGAAGAATCCGATCAATCAGTCCCATATTGTCCAGGGTAGACTGGGCGCGCTGCTGTTCGGCCTGGCTGTAGGCTTTTGCTGCTGCCTCAGCTGCGCCCTCTTTATCGCCGCGCCGCTCGAGCGAGGAAATATATTCGTACTGGCTGGCCGTCAGGTAGTGCATAGTGGAGTTCAGCTCTTCTGAGGCCTTGGTCGGGCTGGTGTAAAGCTTCTGGAAGTTCTTCACCGTGGCATCAACAGACTGGCCGGTTCCCCGCTCCATTGCCATTGCTGCGCGGGTGACAGATTCGAGCTGCTCCGGTTTGAACGTGCCAGCCCCAGCCACCTGCGCCAGAGCACGCGCCGCCGCTGATACCTTTCCACTGGCCCCGCCAATCTTCATCGCCAAATCTGAAAGCTGTACGGCAGATTGCGCAGAGTACTGCCCGGTAAGGATCAGTTGCTTATTGAACTCTGTCGCATCCTGAGCGCCTTTATACCAGGCGGTAGCCAGCGCCCCGGCACCAACAGCCAGTGAACCAATGCCCAGCACTGCAGGAGTCAGCGCCCCGGCCAGAGTGCGAAGATAACTCCCGACGCCGGATACCGCTCCTTTGACTGAACCGAACTGGTCCTTAATCTGCCCGCCCTGCTGGAGCAGGATTAGGAACGGAGACTGCCCACCAGCCAGCTGGGTAGCAATATCGGTGAACTGTGCCGGGAGAGTACGCAGAGCAGCATTGTATTGCCCGATGGAAATACCGGCCCGCTGGGCCGCCAGCTCCTGCCGGGATAGCGCCTGCGGCATGGAATCTGCGAGGCCGGTCAGTTTACGGCGCGTATCCTCCAGTTGCTGATTGAAGTGCTCGAACTGCGTGCCGTTGATGCGCCCGGCTTCGAAATGGGTCACCAACTGCGCGTACTGCTCATCCAGCGTGTTGAACGCGCGGATCGTCGGATCGATGCTGCCCAGCAGGTTCTTCAGCGCAGCGGATTGCTTGTCTGCCGCCTGGGTGGCCGCCAGTTCAATCTGGGCGCGCGCTGCCGCTTCGCCGGTATCGGTTAATTTCAGGCGGGTTTGATCGAGGAGTTTTTGATAATGCTCGTACTCTTCACTGTCCAGCCAGCCTTTGCTGAATACGGCTTTAAGGTGATCCTGCTTATCTTCCAGCCTTCCAAGCGCGGCCACGGTCGGATCGATGCTCTCCAGCAGCCCTTTGATTTCCTGGTGCTGAGCGCGAAGGGCTTCTGAACCTTCTTTTGCCGCGGGTTTAACCCGTTTATTCGCATCTGCCAGGGCGTCAGCGCCAGCGACGGCACCCGCCGCCGCCTGGCCGAGTTTATCCAGTTCGTTGCTGGCCGTTTGCAGATCGGATACATCGGCCCGGAGAGTGATTGAAGCTATCCACCAGCAGCAGAATCCCGCTTTCACCGTCAGTTACCGCCACGTGGACGATCTGCCCGTTAACCGGCAGGGGAAACCACTCACCGCCATTGTCCTGGCGCAACCGCAGAAGAACAGCAGCAGCAAACTCGTTAACGGTAATGGCTGCCAATACCATCAGGGTTAGCTTCGTCGATACGCTCGAACTGCATATCGAGGCGGCGCTCCAGATCCGTGACGTAGTTCCGGCCGGAGGGAAGGCGACATTGCAGCAGGATCTCATTTTCAGTGATACCGGCAGCGCCGGAACGCAGAATTAGCAAACGGGCTTTATGCTTCTTTGGCACTGGCTTTGAATAAAGCGAATGGCTATCATGGCTACCAGCAATATTAATTTGCGCATCAGGATCAGGTTTGTTTTGTTCACTATGACGCTCGGTAGCACGGGCGTTTTTTATTTGCATCAGGCCACCTTCCCGCGGCGTTCTGCAAGCCAGTTATTAATTTCCACAGCGTCGAATGCTGTAACGCTATCGCTGAGCTTAATGGGGCGAGGCAATTTGCCGTTCTTCACCCAGCGGTCGATGGTAGGCATGGATACGCCCAGCAGTTCCGGCATGCGGAATCGACGAATGTAGCCTGTGGTAGGAATTGATGATTGTTCATTCATGTCTCCGTAACTCCTGTTGATAGCGGATGACGTTACGTGAACAAAGTTAGCAATTTGATTTCTGATAGATAAGGCACAGTAACTCTACTGTGCCTGTATAGTTATGACACTCTACTGCTTGCCGTTAGCTGCCGCTCTTAAGTGCTTCAGGATTACTTCTTTGTTGTTAATGGCTAGCGGAGGTATCTCATCCTTTCGATTCAGTACGCAGTCTCGCCATTTCTCAGGGCTTATCTCCAGTTGCTTGCCGCGACATTCATCTGGATATTTAGAAAGCAAAAAGATTGCAGATTTAAACAGTTTCTCTCTATTCGTCGCGTGGTGTTCAGCCAAGTGATTAACATTTTTTACAGCACGAGTTAAATCAAAATTAGCATGAACTCCACACTGGGCATGATTTGGCAATTCACTGTAGTCACCAGCGTGATTGAGTAACTCCCTGATCTGCTCGGAGGTAATCCACAAATCATTTTCCGTTATTTCAATGTCGGGATAAATTTCATCGAGGTATTCATCGTCATCTTCGCTATTACAAAGTTCATCATGATTAAGAGCTATAGGAACTAAGCAAAGAGATGGCGTAGTTTCGTTAGTTCGATAAAGACCTAATGATCCCCACAGAAGGGGAGATTTGCCAAAATTCAAAACCGAATTTATTACCGGTAGCTGGGGTATCCATAACCCAAAAGCTCTACCTTGGTGACTCTCCACTCTCTTACCGGAAGGAGTCTCGTCTACAGCCTGAGTCTGATAAAAAAACGGATTGAAAATAGGTTCATCGTTCCTTTCATCATAAGAAATCCGATCAATTGAGAAAGATGAATGCTTCGATATATCGCGTGCTGTTGCCATGTTGCTGTAGTCATGATCTAAAGATAAATACCATTCAGTAAGTTCATCAGCATCACCTGCAACCCAGAGGACTGATTTTAAACCGTCCAGCCTGACACATAGGGTTATCTTCTCCGACACGGCAAGGCTAAGTAGATCAGCAGTTGTAACACCTAAAAATTCAGCAGCCCTATTTAGGCGGCAGAATGAAAAAGGTATTTTTGTAGTGTCTGACATATGCCACCTTATAGTGTATTAACTTTAAATTAATGAGCCCAACGATAACTCTTCCAGTTAATCACTGCAGGGCTATCCTCTATCTGTTCGGTTAGTTCGCCATTTTTATTTGAATGACGTTGTAATCTTCACCGCTCTCCAGCGCTACCAGAAGGTCGGCCCACATAGAAAGCGCAGCCTTCCGTTCGTTAAAATACTGGTGCCGGTTATAGACACCTTCGACGCCTGGTATTTTGTGGTTAAGGCATCTCTCAGCGATTATCGGATCTACACCAAGGGTTGCCAGATGCGTTCTGGCTGTGCGTCGGAAGTCATGCACACTAAATGATTCAACATCTGGCATGGCGGCCAGTATGTGTGGAAAGGCAGTGTTAAGCACTGAACTGCTGACGTGAGATGTAAGGCGTAGTTTTCTGGCGGGCAATATCCACTTACTACCGCATGATAAGGCTTTCAACTCCTTCAGCCAGCCAATTACCGGCTCGGCCAATGGGATATCTATTTCCTCCCCTGTCTTGGTTCTCTCGCCAGGAAGATGCCAGACTGCGTTATCGAGATCGAACTCATTCGCCAGTGCCGCGCAGAGCTCCATTTTCCTTACACAGAGAGCAAGCAGTAGCTTAACGGTCAATTCATTCTCTCTGGTAAATGCTTTAATGCGGTGCATGGCATCAAACAGGCGCGCCAGTTCAGTGCGAGTCAGGAATCGTTTTCTGCTCTCTTCTTTTCCACCTGCATCCTTTGCCGTGAACGGCATGGCCGGGTTCACTTCAATCAGGCCGCGAACAACTGCGAAGTCAAAAATCTTCTTCATCATGCGCAGCACGTCGTTCGCCACAGTCAAAGCGCCACGGTCACGCACCGATCGTAAAACTTCATCAACATGCCGAGGTTTTACGTCCTCAACTTTCATGCTGCCAATCAGGGTACCAATGTTGAAGTCAGCGACTTTTTTATAAATCTGGGGGTTCTTGAATGAGGGGAGGATATGACGAGCATAGAAGTCATTAATTAGATCCTGCACACGGACAGCGCTCTTATCTGCCTCGATCTTTGCGGCGGCATCAGCCTTGCGCTGCTGCTTTTCTCCGGCGACGTCAAAACCCAAAGCTACACGAGCCGAAAGCTCCTTAGCTGCCTCTCGCGCTTTAGCAAGAGTCAAATCAGCATATGAACCGATAACCATCGCTCGAGCTTTGCCAGCAATCTTGTACCTGAACCGCCATACAGGAACGCGGTCAACTTCGCGGTATCGCAAATAAAGGCCATTGCCATCAGAACGACCCTCGAAACGCTCGCCAGCCCTTACCCAGGCTTTGATCTGCATATCAGTTAACTTTGCCACTTTCACCCCGCCAGCGTGTACCCAATTTTGAAATTTGACCCACAGGCTTATTTGGTTACACCTTTGGGTACACAATAATTATGCGCTTTCTTGATGCTTGTTGATAGCTCGTGAAAAGAAAAAACCCGCACATGGCGGGCTTTAATTGATTCTCTGGGTCCTGATGATTTTTAGTGATCCTTAACTCTATATGCATAAAATGCACAGTAAAAATGCACAATCAGAAACTGTAGGTGACACCCATCGACATTAGTCCGGTCCAGGACTTATCGACCATTGGGCTGTCTTTCACTTCATCGCTAAGACGGTGGTAACGACCCGTGGCATAGACGTTCCAGTCAGCGGCAAACTTATAGCTGGCGGTCAGCTCCAGGTACGGGCTCCAGCCATCGTCTGCATCATAGCTGTTCAGGCCGCTGCGTCTTGCTTCCTTACGGGACACGCCGTAATAGTAGTCGTTGTAGTTTTCGCTGCTGTACTCCATACCGATACCTGGGGTGAGCGTCAGCCCGCCGTTGGTGTAACGGTACAACCACGCCAGATCCCAGATATAGCCGTTACTGTTATCCAGCGTATCGCCCGCCAGTGCGGTGCGCAGGAAACCGTATTCGGTATTATGGACCCAGGAAATCCCTGCCATCATGGTGCTCTTACGTTTATCGAGCTGACGAAGCTGGTAGCTATCGCTGTCGCCTGGCTTGAAGTGTGTTGGGTCGTAATAAGCCATGATAGAGAGTTTATCGGTCTGGTCGTTCCACAGATAGTAGCCACCGCCCAGTCCGCGGAACCAGAAATTATCCCCTTCATAGGTAATCACCGGAACCGGATAGATATCACGGTCATATTGCTTATAAGGGCTATTGATTACGCCTACACCAGCACCAACTGACCACTGATTCTCCGCGTATGCTGTACTCACTGAGGTGGCAACGATAATCCCCAGTGCCAGAAGTTTGAGTTTGGTCACAATCCATTCTTTCCTGTAGTCAAATAATCAGCGAATGAAGTGTAACCGTCATTCCCCCCATTTCTCAAAATTTTTTGTTAACTAATCAATTTGATTAACCCGTCATGGTATGTGCCTTACATGACGGAACGCAGTCAGCCAGATTACCGTTCAGTGAAGGAAGTCTCTTTGTCTTGCAAGCGCTGGCTAAATTTCTGGATGAGTTATTGATATGTCATTGAAATTAGATTTTGCGTGCATGCAAGTTTTGCAAATGCCATCTACGCTTAATTTTAAGAAGCTGAATACCGAATCACCCCGCGGTTTTAGCGCCCGACCTGGCACACGGGTTGCTGCTCTTGCAGTGAGGTGCAACGGATCCCGCTTCCGGGAGCCTCTACTATTCATATGAACGGCTCTTTTCCTGTGCTAAAAAACGAAAGGACGCATAAGATCATCAACGGGAACATTGAAAAAATCTTGTATCATTTCTAATTGGTTGTTTTTCACCCAGTCTGTGTCCCCCAACTCTATCTGTTAAAAACCACTACTGGGTGATGCAGTTATAGATTTGTATCATCATAATCTACACAAACGCTTTCACATATGACCTTAGTACCGTTCCATTCGTCCTTGTAGATACTTGTATCAATACCTGCCCCAGGATGTAAGTTTAAACCTGTATCATTCACAAACTTCTGGTACTTACCTGATTCTCTCCGCTCGTAGCAATGTACCCCACTGTAGACAAAACCCGCTGAACCTTGAGGTACTATCCATACCCCATAGGATGCGAAAGTACTCGCATGTTCAATCACCTTGTATTCGAATTCTGAGCCTGTATAACGGCCTGTATACGCTTCTGATGTGTTGATCTTACCGAATGGGGGATTGCCATAGGCAACGTCATAGAAACGATCTGGTGAGTACTGGAGAGCGTCACCAATGATCCATTCTGCTTCTGGTAGCACCCGCTTTCCAATCATCACGTATTCAGGATTGAGTTCTACACATGTAATGTGATTTGGCTTGTTTCTTAGGTACTGGTAGTAACTGAGGCGACCAATACCCGCACAGAGTTCAATACATACTCCAGTACAACCAGCATCAAGTATGAAATCCCATGCGAGCATTTCAGGTGTGAAGAAAGCACCAGTAGCACCGATACCATCGCCTTTGTAGTTATTGAAGATAAACTCTTTATCGTCTTGTTTTAATTGCTTATCTGAATGAATAAGATCCATTACTCTTATGTGTAATGTAGATTCCTTTTTTGAAATTCTTGCCATAAAATACCCTTGTACAGTTGTTGTACGGGTATTTAGGAAAATAATAATGAAAAACCTATCTATGCTTTTAATCCCATTAGCTTTAGTGGGTTGTGCAGCAGTGCAGTATAATGATGGTAACACTGTAAGTATTCAGTCTGATGGTTGGTATGGTCTGGATAGTTTACAAAAAACAGCTAATGCATCTTGCCAGCAGTACGGGAAAAGTAAAGCCACTTATATACACAGTGCAAACATGAACCCTAACCTGCCTAAAGGTAGTGGTGTCCAAAACACTATTTGGAAATGCGAGTAAAAATGTAAGGTTAACAGGAGAAAATTATGAGCCTTATAGATTTAAGTTTGTCCGGTTTATCGAAACCAGGAACAAAACTCATTGAAAAGGTAAGCGATGCCATTGGAGTACTTTACGAGCCAACAAGGATTCGTAAAAAAGCAAAAGCGGAGGCCGAAGCTAAACGTACTGAGTTAATTTCAAAATTAGAGCTTGAAGGGATAGAAAAACGAGCGGTTGAGCGTTTTCTCAAACGTGAAGCTAAACGGCAAGATAACATAGAAAATATAACTCTTCACGCAGCACAAAATCTTTCTGATACAGATACCATCACTGATATTGAAGAGGATTGGATAGAAGCTTTCTTTAGAGAATGTGAAGATATTAATGATGAGCAGATGCAAACAATCTGGGGAAGGATTCTATCTGAAGAAGCAAAATCAAAGGGTTCTTTTAGTCGTCGAACTCTAAAGCTGCTATCAACTTTGAATAAAGATGAAGCAAATTTAATCACATTCTTTGGTAAATTTGTTTGGGCTGCGAGTCATCTTACACCAATCATTCCATCTGATAAAAATGGTAATACCGTAGGTATTACGTTTAGTCAGCTGGCGATCTTAGACTCATTGGGAGTAATTCAACAAGGAATAGGTTACAGTTTAACTTTCCATCAACAAATCGCTTATATTTCCTATTACGGTAAACACATTCTTGTAGAATTTCAACAAAATGATCCAACTACATGGTCATTCTCAATAGGGCCAGCTTTGCTTTCCCCCATCGGTGAGGAATTAATGAAAATTTGCGGTTCCTGTCCTGACTTTGAATATTTAAATAAATTCATTGAAGAAACTAATAAAGAAGTTAGCAAAGTAAAATTAACATTATTATCTAATTAAAAATAGGCCGGTTCCCCGGCCTATTTTCCACCAACCATGATCAAAAGTACTTGAAGAAGTTGTCCCAATGGCACTTGTATTACTACAATACCGAAAGCATCTAGTATAGGTACAATAATCCAATTATAAAGAATAATTAGAGTTAGTACGAATCCCAAAGCGTTACGCCAGTGGAATGTTACTTTTTCAATTTCTTCTTTGTTAGTCTCTATTTGTCCTTCGACATTTGTTTTTTCTTCATCTAGTTGAATAGTCTTTCTTTTAATAAAGAAGTCTAGTCCTTTGAATAATAAATTAATCAATCTCTTCATGTTAAATCCTCCAATAGTTCTCTAACCTTCTGCATATGTTCTTTGTTCATTCGGCCTGTAAACTTGAACTTAGCCATCAGTGCTTTATTCAGACTTCCCCACTCCCCACAAAGCATACAAATCAGTGCTGATTCACAATGCAATGCTTCCGCGAATGTAGGGAAACAAGCAAGAATACTTTTCTTGTACGGTTCACCCGCTTCAATCTTCTCTTTCACCGTTTTGCTACTACTACAGTATTCTTCCCAATTGCTTTGTTTAGTATCTAGTTTGATTTCTGAAACATTCTTAATTCCTTTCCATAGTCGTTTCTGACCAATATAGAATTCGCCCGATTGTGGAAACTGAATTATATAAACAAAACATGCCGTTTCTTCGGGAATTAAATCCTCATTTCTATACCACATTTGCCACTCATTTTTATAACCATCCATTTAATTAACTTCCTTAATAAATACTACATCAATTATTTATCGAGGAACGAGAACGAATGAGTGTTAATAAAGTTGAAGTACTACAAATGTTGAAACACCTAGAAGGTACTAAGCAATATCAGGAAAAAATCGGTTATTTCAAGAATGGCAAGTTCTGGATCTATAAAGATTCACTAGGATATGAAACTATTGGGTACGGTCATTTAGTACTACCAAGTGAAAAAGAACATTTTAAAAATGGTATTACAGAAGTACAGGCCAACCATCTTCTAGAAATCGATTACCAAAAAGCGATTGATGATACTAACTCGTTAAATCTGGGTTTACCTGTTGATGCACGCTGGTATTCATTGGTAACAATACTTGTGTTCCAGTTAGGTTTAAAAGGATTCAGTAATTTCAAACGTTGCATCTATGCACTCAAAACACAGAATTATGCTACGGCCATATTAGAACTAAAAGATAGTCAACTGTACCACCAGACACCAAACCGAATTGATCAGTTGATTGAATGGGTAGTAAGAGGATAAAACAATAAAGCCAGCGTAATGCTGGCTTTATTGTTAGTGTTGTTGTACTTCCAGTATCGTTAGAATTTTGGAAAGCTTAACATCGATATCAAGTAAACGATTTTGTACTGACCGTAGTTCTGTTGCAAAAAGCACTTGATCCTGACTCATAGTTTCAATTTGTTGTTTTAATAATCGTTGTTCTGCTTCAAGATCTGAAATACGTTTGTATAGTTGATCTGAATCCATTTTATGCTCCCTGTACCTTGACAGTACTAATCCGCATAAAGCGATACATGCACTACCAATACCGATCATAGTTGATGTAATTACCATGTTTTATCCTAATATAATTGACAGTAGTATCACCACCCATAACGGTAGACCTGCGAAACAATACAAACCTGCAAGTGCAACTACTGCCACCACCCAAATAATATATTCAAGTTTTGTTTTTCTCATAATTTTTACTCCATAAGATTAATATAGAGTATTTATTTTATTCTTCTAAAAATGACTCTTTTAACTGAACAAGATACAACTGAATATTTATGCCTTTTACAAATAGTTTGAAAGAGTCGATAACCTGTACTTTGTATGTTTCGTCAAAGTACTGCCAATCTGTAATATCACCTTTTTCTAATAATGGATAACGATCTTGTAAATCGTAAAATCCAACATTCATAAGGTCATAGCCCATCACATCAAGCCCATATCCTGTATAGTACTTTGTATCAATAAGACTCTGATTGAAAGGGATATTACACATCAATACATCACATCCGTTCAGCCTAATATTTTTAGTTATTTCTTCATCATATGGTTGTTGCAATTTAAACGCTCCTCAATGTAAACTGTCCACGCATAGTATTTAGTACTAATCTTGCTTTTTGTTCATTCTCATTAAAGAAATCATAGATAATCTTGCGTTTCTTTTTCTCGTATTTCCCTATAACTCGTCTACCTCTTTTTTTCTTCTTCTGGCTAGTATCAATCAAGTACTTCTTACCGTTTTGTTCAACTACTTTGTACTTCTTACCCATTTGGTTATGCAGGCTTGCAATGTTGCCCTGAGCCGTTAATCTTGCACTGCTAGTAGGCACAATTTTATTAAACATTGTCTGACCATCTGTCAGTACTGAACGTAAGTATGCAGCCTGTTGACCACGTACTATGATCTGGTTCGTTCTGGTTCCATTACCATGTTGAATGAAGTTGAAGAATATCGCTCGTTTGGTAAAAGCTACTGCTCCACCATCTACCGTATTGTTAATATCATCCTGTACCTGTTTAGCTAATGCTCGGCAACGTTTGGTTAGTTCTGACTGGAACGATGTAATGAATGTTTGCCCTTGCTGGTTAAGTACTCGTACTGCATTAGCCGGAGTTGCCCCCGGCTGAAATATTGCTGTTATCATTTTTATGTCCTTATGCTCTACCTACAATAACTGTTAAATCAGGCCCGTTGTAAGTAATTAAACTTCCATTTGAACGTAACTGAATCGTTAGTGTTACCGCTACGCCTGCTGGGATTGTCATTGATACGGAACCAACACTGATATCACTTTCCAGCCCTCTGGCAGATATATTTGCACCGCCTAATACATTTCCATTCGCATATATACTAACAGCACGTGTATTAGTTGTTTCTCGTGGAGGGGTAAATGTGCCATCATACACGCCCTTTACAGTCACAGGGATACACGGAATTGTTAGAACGCGGGCAAACTGTGATTCTGCTGGGATTGTTATACCACCTGCCCCTAACAGAAACATACGCATGATATCGCCCTGAATGCTGTTTGCTTTTAGATTATCAATGGTACAGTTAACGAAAGTACCATTAGTGAATGAACCACCTGATGCATATACAGTACCCTTAAAATATCCATTCTCCGCATATACGTCACCTTTGAAATATCCATTTTCAGCAAAAACACTTCCACGGAAATAACCATTATTGAAGTAGCTTGTACCATCCTTACGGATACACCAACCCTGCCCACCATCAGAAGGCCAGGCGTCATTCCAGTTGTTTGAACTAATCTGATTACCAATTTTCGCGTTATTGATCGAACCGTCCTGAATTTTGGCAGTACTGATACTTGCGTCGGCAATCATTGCCTGTCCGATACTGGCATTAGCAATCATAGCTGAATTGATATATACCCTGTTATTCTGTACTGCAAATGGAATAAACGGACTACTGACATTACTGGAAGTTTTAGCAGTAATGATCTTGAAATCATCAGCCACAAAATAAACAGCACTTGCTTTGGTATTTGCATCTGCATAGATTCCCATACCTGCAATAGTACCGTTAGCGTTTACCTTCAATTCGTAATGGCTATTAACAGTATTTTTTAGTGCATCAATATTGGTAGTCATTGCAGTACTGACTGAACTGATATTACCGTTTAATTCAGATTTAGCCTGAATCAATGCAGTACTTTGAGCGGTGTCTTTAGTCGTAATGGTATTGTTAAGCGTTGCTACCTGAGCCGTGATGTTACTATTAATGCTGCTTACCTGTGCATTCAATGCTGCGGTCTGTGCAGAATCTTTAGTAGTGATGGTCTGGTTTAAGGTTGTGACTGCTGCACTGATATCACTTGCTGTCTTACTGGTTAGGTTTGTGATTGCAGTGGCGTTGGCATTATCACCATCTGTAATCAACTTTGTCGTTTTAGTTTCAGATGCACCAATTTTAGTAGTGATGTTCGCGTTTGCCTGCGTAACTGCGTCGTCAATAGCATCACTAATTTTGCTGTCCAGATGAAGGAAATCATTCAGTGACTGTTCATCTTGTGCAGACCAGTTTACTTTTGATTGCAGATCAACATAAACACCTGCCGTATAGATTATTGAGTCCATACCGAACTGATCATATGCACCCGCCCGTACATAATACTTCCCGTCTGGTACTGGGAAGCTGTGCATAAACGGACTGTTAGTACCGAACGATTTCATATTCTGTGTGAAGGTACTGTTAGTAGCAACCTGCACCTGTACGCCTGCAAAATCACTTACGCCTGCTTCCGGGTTATCGTATTGAACGAATATCGACTGATAACCAGCATTAGCTGTAATGCCAGTTAAAGCCGGGCATTGTGGGTTAGTCACTGTGATACGTGCTTCTGCACTATAGATACTGCTGTTGTGACCCCACGCAACGACACCGAAAGTACGGGTACGGCTTAGAGTATCCAGCTTGTTCATTGCATACGTATATGTGAACTGGTTAGCCTGGATAAAGTAAGAACGTTTCTTCACCATGCCAGTGTCATACACGATGATTTCGTACTTGTTGAAGTACTCGCTGAACTTCTTACCGTTCATATTCACATTAGACTGATCATCCCACCCAATAATGAAATCCAGTGCATCGGTAGTCGTTGCAGTACTGCCACGGTTGATAAGCTGCAAGCCTGTAATAGCAGGCAGGGTAAATGCAAAATCTGGTACTACACCGTTCTGTGTAACCTTCTCAGACACGATCCCTAAGTTGTTATAGGCTGCTACTGCGAAATCATACTGTACCCCTGTTGTGAGGCCGTATAGCTCGTAGGACATTACATACTGGTTAGTACTCCCGCCGTATGTCCACGTTTGTGTACCGGTCTGACGGTAATAGACGTAATAGCCACGCAGATACTGATCGATACTGGCTGACCAGGTAAGTACAACGGTCTGCCCCTGATTGGTTGCACCCTTCTTAACAACGGATAGGTTAGACGGTGGCTGTACTGCTACTGGTGAAGGTAAAGTACCTTCCCATCCGTACATAGGAACATCTACGCCTTCATAGATCCCCTGGAAGTACTCAACACATTGCAACTGAACCATGCCGATACTGTCAGCGTTAGTACTGATCGATTTACCTATAATGCGGAACAGCTTGTTACTGTAACCATGTTCAGGGAAGTTAACGGTAATTACATCCCATACTTTTAAATCCCATCCTGAATCTGTAGCAAAACTGATTGCATTATGACTATATTTCCCCTTGAGCAATTCAATATTAATGAGGTGTTCTATCTGAGACTTATCATACACCCATGAGTAATCAAGAGCCTTTGTAATCACAAGACCATCACTCGTTAGTATATCACTTGCTGTCATATCAGAAGGGATACGTAAAATATCATCCGAGTAATTATTAGTTGTATTCTTCCATGTTGCGTCGATAGTATTGAAGTAGTCACTAATACCTGTAGTGGTACTAGTAAATTCACCGAAAATTGTTGACTCATCAAATGTCAGCACTGATAGTGCTGGAATATCCACAGTCAGATATAACTTACCACAATGAATACTTGTGATACCACCAAATGTCATCAACATCCTTTCGATGTTTGATTTATAGGTATCCTGATAATTGATTGCTCCATTACTGAACATCTTATAAAGATTACAGTATTGTGCTGCTGTCTGGAATGATGCTAAATCAATATTACCCGGACTCACGGCAAGACCATATTCAGTATTGGTAATATAGTCATATAGCTGGTTAACTGGATTATTACTGACGATTGTAGTACTGGTTGTGAGATCGTAAATCTTTTTACCTGAACATTCGGCAGTAAGTACATAGTTATCATTAACCAGTAAATTATCTTCCAATGATTTCTGAGTTTTCTTGATAACAGTATAAATCTGTACGATTCCATTACCTTTGAAGCTACTGTTATTCCATTGAGTACCAGCATAAGTACCAGCTAATACTTTACCCGCCGTATAATTAGGCTTGCCGAAATAAATCTCTAATTGTAGAAGATCGCGGTATTTTGCATTGATATTGCCAGAACTTACTACACCTTCTGTTGTTATTGGATTTGTCAGTACTGGTTCATCATCGATCCAGATTTGACTGACCTTATTGATTTCACCCATTGCAAGAGCATGACTGGTAAACAAGTACTGGCTGCTGTTGTTCTGTACGTTGTACCAGTTAACTATTGAACCGCATTTAACTTTTTCACCGTACAGTATAGGTATGCCGCTTTGCGGGCTGAGACTTCGGCTTAACGTTGTTGCACTATCTGAGTGTGCAGTAATACCAGGCATCTGTGACAACATTGATGTTGCCACTAACGAGGCCGCACCAGCTCCTGCTCCCCATGCTGCTGCGGCTGTAAGACTTGCCCCTCCCGTCCACGCTGCCGCCGCCACTGCAACGGCTGTGATTAATGCACCGACTATCCCAGCACCTGAAATTTTACCGCCCATTATTCACCCCCTTCCGCTGGAGTGATCCGGTAGAACTTCCAGTTATGTAGCCACGGTAGTACTGCAACATTGAACCCGGTACTGTCATCGTTCAGTGCAAGGTACTTACCATCCAGTACTACAGAACCATGCATACCGTAAATCATGATGTCACCGAACACAGGCGTATCTACCTCCTGCCCATGACGTTTACAGATATCTTCCAGTGAGCCTAACTCATGCTTAGTGAATAATTTCTGGCCTGCTTTAATGGTTTTGTATTTACCGATAGCAAGATCGGTATAGTTAGTACCGCATACCTGATCAATAACTTTAAGTACCAGAATATTGCAATCATTTTGACCTAACGCGAAATCAGTACTAATACATTCCTGGGCGATGTTGTGAATTTTAATTATATTTTCTCTCATTTCTTATACTTCCATGTTTGCTGACTATTAATTTTCCCTAATAGGCTAAAATACTCATCATTTTTATGTGTACTCTGATGTACTGAGTTAGCGGCTAAAGTACGTTGCTGTACGTCCAGTTTCTTCCAGATACTGTTAACATAAACTGTAAGTTCATTCTGTATATCGTCGTTATTTGAAACTGATTCAAAGTAGTCAATATAACCGCTGAACATTAATGAATTATCAAGTACCGTCGCGTTTGCTGGATTAAGTATTGTTAACCATAAATTAACTTGTGCATTCTTAAGATTCCCGGATAATGCCAGTGCCTGAAATGACTGTGATACGTTACTGACTTTGAAAGCCAGTGAATCATTACTGATGTCCTTCTGTTCACTGAATGAACCGAAACTATCATTAATGAAGTCTGAAAAACTGGTATATAGATTGCCGTTAATATTAAGGTCAATATAACCATCATTAAGATGAAGTGCCTGTACGCCAGCTCCCTGTACTGGATAGATATCAACACATTTAACCGTTACGCCTAATTGCATTACTTCTGATACTGATAGCTGGTTTTTGTTACCGCCTCTCGTAAGGTTCCAGTATTTTAAAAGTTCTGGATTAGTGAATATTGCAGAGTTCATTATAATGCCTCCGTTGCTTTCACTTGCAGCGACATTATGTTGGTAGATTGCAAATCAAGATTACAATCAACATCAATAATGAATGTGCCTGAAATGCCCTGATAACGGATTATCTCACCTGCCTGTACATTGTTTCGTAATGCTGGAAACACGGTAATAGATGTACCAGCATTGGCTATAATACGATGAATTTTAGTACTATTCTGGAATGTGACTAATGTACCTATTTCCAGTACATTACTGTTGCATGGAATGACCGTACCGCCCTTATAAACGGTTGCAGTACTTAATACTGTACCTATATGTTTTCCTGTATATTGACTGAAATAACCTAACTCAAAAGCAAACGGTTTACCCTGTGAGTACTGAGCAATAAAATTAAGTACTTCTTGTCTGCCTGCCTGATTGAATTGCAAATTGAAACTGATTTGATAGTACTGAATACCTGTACTGCGTCGGATCTGTGTACCCGTCCAACTCTTATTTGAATAGGCAGGTTCAGTACTTTGTAACTTGAAGTCACTTATTTTTATATTGTTAGTAAATAGAGCCATTTTAAATTCTCCTGGATTTACAGTATTTATCCGTATCCAGGATGTAAAAAAGCCAGCATTTAGCTGGCCTCTGGTATTAAGTATTTCTTGTCTGTGCTGCTCTTACTGCCTGCATCACATTTGCAGAATGTTTCTTTAGCATCGTCTGGAATAGCTGATCGGTAATCTGCCCACCGCCATTAACTACTAAAGGTGCATTGATTACTGTCTGACCAGTACCGCTATTATCTGACTTATCCTGTTGTTTCAGGAATTGAGTCAAATCACGATTGGTATTATTGTTAACCACTCGTTCACCTGCTTTCAGTACCCATGTACTTTCATCACGTCCACCCAGCTTAGGTACTGAATCAATACCACTGTGGGCCTGACCCTGAATCTGTGTACCACGTGCAGTACTGATGATACTTGCCCCTAAACTTGCTACCTGTGCATAGTTGGCAAAGTTAGCAGGCCACGGCGTAGCCATAGCGTTAGCGAGGGCTTCCTGTATCTTCATAACGATGTTGGCAATACTAATCGACTTACCAACGATAAACGCTGCCTGAGCCGCCTTGTTACCCTTCCCTGCAACACCTTCGAGCATAGTACCGATACTTGTTGCCGTATCAGCAAAGGTCTGTATCTGTGCCTGGCTGTTCTGGCGTTCTACCTGTGCCGCTTTGTTATTGTACCTGCTGGTTAGTTCAGCTTTACGCTTTTCAAATTGTTCCTTAGAGATTAATTTGTCAGCATAAAGTTGCTGATCAATCTGAATTTCAAAATCACGTTGTTTGTAGAGTTCATCCTGTTGCCTTTTAATGGCATCCTGATTACCGAACGGATTACTTTCATCAACTAATCCAGAGCGTACATCCTGTGCAGATAGCATTTTCTGGATATGTTCAGGGGTAATATTTTGTACATTACCAATACTCAACGCTGCGAGGTTTTCAGATAATTGTTTGGGATCAGTTGCTTCAAGCATTTCTGTGATAATACGTTTACTGCCTTCTAATCGTGCCTGTTCTCGTCTTACAATGATTTTGGTTTTCTGTTCTTCATTAAGATTCAGAGTACTTAACGATTCATCCAGCTTTTTCCGTAACTCATTTTGAGTGTAATTATATTGTAAAATGCGTGTTTCAGACTCATTACGCCCTAACTGTGACATTATCTGATTCAGATTGATACGAGCCTGCACCTGCTTCTGTGCTAACGCTTTAGCGGCATCGGTTGCTTTCTTCTCACCTTCGGGATCGCGTAGAACATAGGGTTTAGTACTGCCCGGTTTATTCGGTTCTGACTTTGGCATAGCACTGTTTGAGTACTGCCCCTGCCCCCAGGAATCAGGCAAAGCGTGATGATTACCCAATGATGCAAAATCATATGCAAAACGTTTTAAGTTCGCACCCATTTGCTCAAATGAAGGAAAACTCCAGTCACCTGCAAAAATGTTGCGTAACTCGTTTAATGCCTCAATTACTGGCAGTAAAGCATTTACCCTGAACTCCTGGAAGTTACGATCTAACTGTGCAATGTTCTGTTCATATAATGCATATGTTCTTGCAGTTTCGTTATTAATTCCTGCATGTTGTTGTTCAATTGCATTAATTGCTTCTACTTCTGATTTGTACTGTCTAAGTACTGGAATGAGTTTTGAACTATCTGATGCGATGGATTCCATAGCATTAGTGATCTCTGCATTCGACTTACCTGCTTTTTGCAGTTCATAGAATGTCTTGATGATCATCTTTATACCGCCATCGGCATCATTCATGTACTTAGTAAAGCCCTGAAGATTTACACCCCATGCTTTTAAATCATCACCGAAACCGCCCTTACCTTCTCTAAAAAAGTCGCCCATATGATCAAGTGCGTCTTTGTTAAAGTCACTGAACTTATCATATTCGATATTAAGAGAACCAAAAGCACCTTTCAGCTTCTGTAGCTGCTCTACAGTCATACCAGAACTATAGGATGCGTCATTAAGTACCTTAACGTAATCACTTGCCGCATTTACCTGACTGGCAACTACTGCCGTTAATGCACCAAAGCCACCAGCTAATGCCAGTACTCCAGTATTCATACCACCGATGTGTCCGGTTAATCCTACAAACTGCCCTGATAATGAAGATAGTGATCCGCCAGCTTGAGTACTAAAACTGTTGAGACTATTACCGGCTGAGGCTAAGGCACGTTGTAATCCAGTAGCATTACCATTGATGTTAAAAACTAATTGTTGATTATTCTGTGCCATTATTAGCCCCCGTACCGCCAGTAATGAACCGCATCATTGCGGCGTTTTGTAATTGTTGTTTTGATTGTTCTAAATCGATTTCTTCCTGAATACGTTCATGTACTGTCTTATTTGAAAGCAATCCGTACATATCCCAGTCCTGAACACTGGCCTTTTTCATACCTGCTTCGGTTAAATTACCAGAGGACATTAAGATCAAATGTGCAAGGTTTGAATACTTGATATGTTCAAATTTCGCTCCAGAAGGTTCAATACTGGAATCGTAAATCATCAGATATTCAAAAAGTTCTGGATCTAATGTTTCCAGTTCAGATGGACTCAACCCACGTTTGTTAATTAGTTTCAGGGTAAACATCAAACGTGGATTGTTTCTTATTTTTTTTCGATCTGATCCTGAATCTGTGGTTCTTCTGCTTTAGGCCATAGCTTCATTATTTCACCATTAATTTCAGAGACAATAAGTGCATCAATATAATTAACATTAATTTTTCCGTCTTCATCTATATCAGAGAAAATAGGATGCCCTTCTTCATTACTGACGGTATAAAGCAAAGTACTTTTAGCATCTGTGCATTTTTCGAAATTGCTGATAGCAGGACGGTGAACATAGAGTTCTGCACCATTCTTTAAAGTTACTTTATGAAGTTCTGGTTTTAATGCAGCAAACAGAGTATGAATATCCATTATGGAAGTACTCCCTGTGCTACATATGCCCCATCACATGCAAAATTAAGAGAAAGTGTTACTTGTTTATCGCGATCACCTTCAACTTTTCTTTCTGTGATGAAACCGTTATAAACCACATACGTACCAGTAGTTTTAGTCGCATCCTGGAAATAGCTAAATTTCAGTTGAATACGTGTTTGATTTTCAAAAGCAGTAATCAGTTGTTGATGAACGGTATTATCTGGAATCCAGTTTACCTGTAATGTTACGTCTGCGTTTGTTTTAGATCCTACAAGTTTACGGTTTACGCTTGTATCAAAGCTAACAACTTCGATTACTGTTGCAGTACTACCTGTACTCGGAAACGCTGCAATTTCTGGAATTGGTGTAAAGGTAGTTGCTACAGACGATCCGGCAGTACCGATACCTACTGTAAGGTTTGAACCGGTAAAAATACCCATTGTGCTTGCCATATGATTTCCTTATCATAGTTAATAGATACTCAGTACCGAATCCTTTCAGTACTGAATTGTATGTTTATTCTTATTTATTTAGTGTTGCTACGATTGCTTTTAGTTCTTCAATTTCAGCCTGCATAACTTCCATTTTCTCAATTGAATATCGTAATGCAAGAGCGGTATCCATCATAATGACGTTATTATCAAGTGCCAATGTATCATCTTTATCGATACGATTACCTTCATCATCATATTCTGATGCGGCTGGTACTAATTTAACGTACTCACTGTCAATATCACGTAATGCATCTTGTGCAATAATACCTCGCCGTTTCCGATTTAACTCATCAAAGTTATATACGAAAGTACAAGGCTTTAGCATTTTGATATTATCGTAAGATTGTTTACCATCGTTATATTCAATATCATGTTTCAATGTTGCGTCAGATGTTGCTGCTTTCTGGAAAGTATAGTTACCAGCAAAACCCCCATCCCCAGATGTTGAAGTGACAAGATCTCCATTTACGGGAGTAAAGTACCAGTAGCGGACCTTAGAACCGCTGTCCCCAAACTGGGTCATTGCGGTGTTACCCCAGTTCACCGTACCATTTCCGACATTCCCCCACATTGTTCGCAGATTATAGCCCCCGCCATGCTGATACCCCCAGGAAAGGCCAGCTATAGCCCCGTTACCCGGAGTGTCTGTGGCTGTGTCCGTGTAATAGGCGGCATAGTGGGGTTGTGCTGAGTTCCACCACGAGTTAACAGCCGGACTTCCCATAAACATACGTCCCGGAATTTGCACGTTGCCATTGGACAAAAAGTCGAAATATCGTGATTGTGCCGTATCGGTTCCACCACCTGTCTGATTCACAAACAGACGTGCTATAGAGTAATCCCACTCAATACGTTTAACTGATTGCAAATAAGTGGATGTTTTTTCAACACCATTTACTGTGTACTGTGATTTTAATCGACCACCATAAACAGTACTGCCAGTACCCGGTAAGGTTGGATCATTATCTATAACTGTCAGATGTGATGTAGTAAGGTCGCCAGTACTTGATAATGTCATTGCATCAGTCGTATCAGTAGTACCAGAGGCAATACGATAATTATCACCTTGTACAGTTTCATGGAATATTGTATTACCAGTACCGCCACGGAATTTACGCAGATATGATTTATTACCTGCCGCACCAGAACTCAACGCAGTTTGGCAATATGTAGTTTGTGTAACACCGTCCTGAATTAGACTGTTACTTGTGGTCAGAGTACCTGTAACTGCTAAAGTACTTGATACACCTACTGCACCAGAGAATGTACCACCAGATTTAGGCATACCGCCGAGAGTACTTAACGCTGCACTTGCAGAAGTGCTACCAGTACCCCCCTGTGCAATGCTGAGAGCAGTAGTAAGACCTGTTAAACTTGTAATATCACTATTTGCTCCAGATGACGCACTTCCCGAAACATCGGTATTTGTAAGCACTATATTACCTGTAAGCGTTTTTCCATTAATTGTTAATGATGTTGGTACTGTGCCTGCAATATCTGACTGTGCTAAAACAATATCACTTGAAAGTAGCTTGTTATTAATTTTTCGCGTCTGTGGTACTAATGGTGTCGCTAACCCAGCAAGAGACTTAATAGAGCTATTTACACCGTTAATATCGGTGTAAGTGTACATACCCCAGGCACTCCAATTAATAACACCATACCCGTTCGAATATCCGGTGCGAGTATATAAATCATTAGAATTATAGCGGTAATACATTTGCGTACAGCTTTTAACATGCGTTGCTGAGTTTTGCAGCACTACTAATGTGCCTGCATATTGAGCAGGATAGTTAAGAACTGCTGTGGCGTTTGCATTTAAAGGTTGTTGATAATAACCCTGTACCGTCCCATCTAAATCATTAAGGTCAGTACCTACTGGAATAAGACCACGAGAAGGCAGTGCACTGACATCATCAGCATTTAATACAATATCAGAAGTTAAAGTATATCCATTTACCTTTCTTGCGGTACTTACTGCCCCTAAATTAGTTAATGCCCCAGATGCAGAGAAACTGCCTGTACCGCCACTTGTGACAGGAATTGCAGTATTAAATGATGGAATACCGTTAAATTGTAATTTACTACCTGATAGCGTTAGGGTTCCCTGATTTGAGCTTCCAGAAATACCGCCTGTCGCACTTATCCTTGCATCGTAATCATTATTAAAACCAGAACAATGAAAATCAAGAAAGGCAGTACCTGCGGTTGTTAAACTTCCTAATTCAATTCCTACTGATCCTGTACGTGAAGGACCAACACTCAGACCGCCTTCAAGGGTTTGAGATGCAATCCAGACATTACTATTACTCAATAGCGGGACATTAGGACCTGATGTACCGATGTCGTAAGTACTTGAATTACCGAAACCAGAAACATCATTATTTGACAGAACTACATTACCAGTTAAAGGTTTGCCATTAATGGTTAGTGATGTTGGTACTGTTCCTGAGATATCTGCTTGTGCTAACACAATATTACCCGTCAATGCCTTACCATTCACTGTACGGCTTGTTGGTACAGTACCTGCAATGTCTGCCTGTGCTAATACAATATTACCGGTTAAAGCTTTACCGTTCACAGTAGTGGTTTGTGGTACGCCGTTTAGATTCTGTAATGCAGTGATTGCAGTGCTTGCAGCAGTACCGCCAGAGCTGATCGGTAATGCAGTACTCAACGTTGCAGATGAAGCGTTAAGACCACCAGTAATCGTTAAGTTGCCAGTACTGGATAATGTCAGTGCATCAGAACTGTCGGTACTCGCCCCGGTAGCAAGGCGGTAGTTACCTGACTGTACGGTTTCATGAAAGATGGTATCCCCATTGCCACCACGCATTTTACGCAAATATGATTTAGTACCTGCTGCGGCTGTGGATAGTGATGTATGGCCGTATGTAGCTGCTGCTACACCGTCCTGGTTAATCGTGTTGTTTACTGTCGCTACGCCAGTAACAGATAAGGTACTGGATAGCGTTAAGGCTGTGCCTGTAAGAGCACCTGTTAAAGTACCGCCTGTCTTTGGTAGGCCACCTAAGTTACTTAGTGCTGTTGCTGCTACGCTTGCACCAGTACCACCATTTGATACAGGCAGGATTCCTGAAACGCCCTGTGTTGTACCTGCGTTAAGTACTGGTTTATTGGCTGTGCTGTATACCTGATCGTATACGGTACTATTGGTATTCTTAATGTACAGGCGTGGTGTACCTGATTCGGTAACGACCATCTGTGCTTTACTCATACCGCCACCATCTACAAGGCCAACGCCCAGTAGATCAATACCGCCAGGATTCATCGTGTTTGTTGCTGGTACTTTAATGAATGAGTTACCACCGTCTGATTCATAATGCGGTACGGTAATACCATCAGCCCCTACCCCAAAATTACCCAGTACTAATGGGATCTGGTCATCAATCGATCCCTGACGGACTATAGAATCAGGCATAAAAGTCCAGGTACGCCCGTATACTTTATAAATATCAGCGTCATCTTTTTGTGCAGTAATACGACCATTCAGAATAATATAGTTCTGGCGTAGTGATGTCTGACTTTCATAAAGACTAAACTTTAACTGAAATGAACGATTCGCAGCATATGCATTGCTGAGGAACATATGACCTGTATTTGTTGGCACATAATTTACTACAATACTGATGTTACTAATTTTAAGACCACCAGTAATGATACTTGTAAATTCTTGATCATATGTTTCTATTGTTTGTGTGGTACTGTTGATTTTGACTTCTGGGAATGCTGCCAGATTATCAATATTAGTATAGATTGATGTTGGATATGTATTATTCAGATCGGTACTGTAAGATAGCAACGTCCTGTTGCCGAGCATTATCCCTGCCATTGTTATTATTCTCCATTAGGTTGACGTGCAATGTAAGTAATCTGGCACGTTGTCATAATGGTATTTATAGCTGTATCGGGATCGGTATCATCGACGACTGAGAGTACTTTAAGTGAACTTACATTTACCCCTTTATCTAACAGGCCAGTAATTAAATCAGTACTGAATAATACTGAATGTACTTTATCCATCATCGTTTGTGCATTAGATTCACTCTGTGACGTTACTAATACGTCCATCGTTAAAATGACTGAATGACGTGTACTGTAATCCATTTGTTCGTACTGTTCGGTTACGTTGCTGATCATCAGAATGTAATCGCCGGATGTCTGTATATTAGTTTTGTTAGCTTTACGTACTTTAAGACCTCCAGAAACAAAAAGGTCTGACACATGATTTTTAATAATTGAAATATTCATGTAATCAGACCTCTCTGTAGTAAACGTTACATAAGCCCGAGAGATCATCTACGATATTGAATATTTCGTACCGAACAGTATTCAGTACAAAAGTATCATCATAGGTGATTTGATCAATTCGGCATGTAAAATAATTTTCTGTGGTTTGTATCAGTCCTTCGGTTGTTTGAATTGCTATTTCGGACTGTTCGAAAATGACAGTAATGGTACTGCCATTATCGAGTACTAATTGTTGACCAAAACTATTAAGCAGAACATCCATATCATTTGATTTGAATGTTCTCATAATATTAAGCCAGTTTAATTATGCGGAATGCTTCTGGATTGGTAAGTACAAAATCGAGATCTGCCCATACGCGAGCGATAACAGAACCGCGATTACGGTTTGTGGTATCGTCCATATCTAACTCAAGTGCATCACCCCATTGTGCAATCGCTACTTTGGAGAAATCACCGAGAATAATGAAATCCTGGCCTGCAAGTACTTTAGAGTCATAAGCAGGTACACCGCATAGATCGCCATCATCGAAGAGATAAACGGCTGCGGTATTAGTACCGCGTAAGGTTGCACGTAGAGTCGCTTTGGTTTGTGGACTCATAACAGCACTGATAGAGCTGAACAGTACACCTTCATCACCTAATGCACCCTGAGCGGCAACGATAGTTGCATAATCGTATGCATCAACGGTTTGTACTTTACCAGCGGCCTGTGCTGCTGCAACGATACCCTGCATGATTAGGGTTTCAAGACGTTCGGCAGAACCTGCAACGATAGCCTGGGTAACGATTTGTTCAATCTGAGGACAAGATTTAACTACGCTACGGCTTAGTGGTACAGAACCAGTGAAGGTTTTAGGCTTCATTACTACTGATTCAAAATTAGCATCAACTTCTGGGGATACGCCATTTTCAGAAATAAAACCGAAACCAGCGGTGAAATCACCAGATAGTTTTGGTAGAGCAATTTCAGAAGTTAGCCCGGTATACATTTGTACTGGGAAATTCTTTAGTACTGATTCAGCACGTAGTACGTCAATAAATGAACCGTACAGTACATCAGTGTGAATTACATCTTTTGCACTGGTAGTAGTCACACCAGCACGAACTGCATTAACAAAATCAGCATCACGTACAATAACGCCCTTGTTACCATATTCAATGCCAGTTTTATCACCATCCATAATAGAACGGATTAGAGAATTAAGAGAAAATTCCATTTTTTTATCTTCCTTGATAATAGTTTGTTTGTTCATTACTTGGCGTTTGAAAGCGTCAATGCTTAAGCCAGTACTGATTGCTGAATGAGTAATTTCAGCGTTAATATTGAAAGTACGAGAAATTGCCTTAATTTCTGCAATTCGAGTTTTTTCGTCAGATTCATCTTCTGCCTGAACTTCCTTTTCTGTTTCAGAATTGGAATCTGTTTGTTCTGTATTATTTATTGAATCTGTTTCGGGTACTTCTTCTGGTTCTTGTGCTCGTTCTGCTTCTTCCTGTTCGGTAACTTGAATTTCTTCGGTAGTAGGTTCCGTACCGTCACCAGTAAACTCAGTACTTGTTTGATCGGATTCTGATTCATGTTTTTCTTCTTCGAGTGAACGGCCTATACCTACTTGATCATCTGCCGGTACTGAAACCATACTGATTTCGTAAGGTTCCCATTTGGTAACTAACAGGTTGTCGCCTTCAATTCGATAATCAAGAATGGAATAACCTACTGAAACCTTGCTTAAAGTACCTTCACGGACCATTTCATATTTTTCAGCACCAATTCCCACGGAGCTAAAACGTACTAATGCCCGTCCAATATGATCAGAATCGATACTCGCAGATTCAATTACACCAATGTGATTATCGAAATCATGATTGAATAGTAGTGCGGCTTTGTTTTGTAGACGTTCGAGACTAATATTCTCAGGATTATGCAAAAGAATTTCATTATATTCCTGCCCACCAATATTACGTACAACTGGATTTTCCGAACTAAATGCAAGGGATACAGTACGATTGTCTGTATCGGAAAGTACGTCACTCGTTAACGACATCTCCCGTTTCTGGTTTTTGTTGAATTTCATTATTTGAACTTCCTTGTTCGTTTTTATCTTCTGTTTTATTTATCTCCGCCTCTCGTTTAAGTTCTTCAAATACGTGCTGAGGCTCCATGCCTAAATCACGGATGATTTGAGACTTCGATTTAACGCCCATTTCTAATAGTACTTGCTCGTACTGTGCATCTTTATTTGGATCAAGTGATATCTGCCGTACTGTTATAAAGTTCACATTGGCAATATTTTCAAAATTAGTGAAACTTAGGTTATTAAGTTCAGTCACCATGATCCGTTTAATAAATTCACGGTAGATAGGTTTGAGTACTTTATTGATTAGTAAATTAGAGCGTGTTTTGAATCCTTCACGTGACATACGATCAGCTAATTTACTTGCTGAATAACTTGCAGAAGTTGTATCAGAAATCAGTGATTGTTTCGGAATACCCAGACCAGTACTGATGGTCGTTAGAACGGCGTCATAGAACTCTGTAATCTTGTCTGTACCTGCCTGTGGGTTAAGAGTCTGGATCTGCTGGCCGGGGGCAAGTTCTTTGATACTCCCCGGTTCAAAGTACTCGACATACTCACGATCTGGATTCTCACCATCTAATAGTTCCTCTTGCGTGTTATCGCTATTGGTAATGAATCCCATAGCTGAACTTGCGATCTTCTTCTGTAGTACAGTCGCTTCGTTGTAGCTATTGAAGTCATCAAGAGTTTTGATTACAGCGATACAATCAGGGAATCCTCTTTCTTGACCGCCTGCGAACTCTGGAAGGAAATAATGAAGTACTTCACTGGCTGGTACACGTTGAGTACTGTTAGTCTGGATGGTGTAATTCAAGGGATTGATATCTGCCACATGATAGGCCAATACCCGACCTTGTTTATCACGCTCAATACCATTACTGATGTATGCATCGTCTTTTAGAAGTTCGTTCTTAGTACTGGGTATACGTGCTGCATCGATGATAGATACCTGTAGTTCATCACCATCGCTATGTAGTCGAACGAAACATTCACCATCTGTAGCTCTTGAACGCTCTACAAGAGCCTGGAAGGTATCAAAGCTGATAGTACCGTCAGCACTGAATCTGTTAGCATCTGAAGCCCACTCGTAAAACAGCTTGTCTAATCGGTCTGCCAGTACTGGATCAGTTTGTCCATCGAGGCCAATTGGTGAAGGTCTTACGGTGATACCGTCTGCACCAGCTACAGTACCTGCCGATAGGTTCACGTACTGACGTGCATACGGATTCTGTAGTACCAGAGAACGGCTGGCATCGCGTAAGCCGGTTAGAGACTGGCGTAGAACAGCATTGATGTTAACGTTCTGAACACCAGTACCGTAAGATCCTAAAATCTTGTTGGGCAATCCGGTAAGTGAACGTGTGTTAGCTTTAAACTCTGTATTAGTGGTTTGATACCTACGTGCCTGCTGGGATTGTTTCTTCGGTAGTTCAGGCTGTTGTTCTATTTGCCGTTTATTAAAAGGCCACATCCTTGTGATCTCCTGTTATTAGCGGCAATGAATAGTGCTTTTAAAAAAGCCTGTATTGCCCTTAGTTAGTTTACGTTTCAGGTCATTTACCTGTTTAGTGATATTGTTTTTGAGATTAATCAAAGTGTTAAGATCTTCTTTAATTAAGGTCTTATTATTGATGGTTAACGTATGGGTATCACCGTTAATACGTGCAGTAATAATGCTATTTATATCATCTAATTGTGTTTGAAGTTCTGTTAATCTGTCGGTCTGTGCCATTGGATCAAAGACGGTTAAAGTACTAATCGTTAATTCACCGTTGTTGTTATATACAACTGAGTAATAGCCTGATTGCCATTCTGAGGTATCAATAGCTACTGATTCAGTATCATTCTGTGTGCTGTGTGTGAATAACGTATTAGTACTATTCCCGATTTTAATTGTCATATTAGGATGTAGTACTTCATTCAGTACTTCACCGATATAAATTGTTTCTTTCATTTTTATTTATCCCTATCCGAACCATGATTTACCAATACTGGTTTTGTTTACTGGTTTAATATATTTAGTACTTTTATTTCTGATTTCGGTAGATTGTTCGGTAGGTATATTATCTGGTTCTATTTCTTGTCTTTTAGTGCTTCGGTACTCCCGCAATTTCTTAAAAGGTAATCCCCCTAATTTACTGAGTGCCAGTTTCATCATGCATAATGAATAGACCAACGTATCTAACGCCTCGTTCCTTCGTCCTGTGATCTGCTTCCATCGAACACCAGCACCAGTGCGTTCTAAATTCTCAGATGTGAGCTGATCAAAGTACTGGTCAGGTAGATCATGTGCAAAACGTATCGTTAATGGTGCATCTGTTTTACCTGCTACAGCGTTGTTAAGTAGGCTTCGTACCCAGGTCTTACCTTCATGAACATTGAGCATGTAGAACTGCCTACCATCAGTAGTACTACGTTTAAACAAGTCACCTGTAGTACTGGATGATCCCTTGATCATTTCAAACTTTTTGTACTGCTGGCAGAAACTGTGTACCGTCTGCATTGCTCTACCGTTACCACCGTCAACAGCAACTTTAAGTACTGGTACTTCACGCCCCGATACTGTCTTGAAACGTTGATTACAGAACGTCGCAAGGTCTGAATATGCCTTTGCACCTTTGATCTCACAGTTAGGGCTGTAGAAGTACCGATACCCTAAAACGAATAATTCATTTTCGTTGAAACCTAAAATCTGACTCTCGATACGATCTAATTGCTGATCGCAACCAATAACGATACCCAGTGCTGAATCTGGTATATTCGATAAATCAAAAGTATCATCACGTAAATTCTCTAATGCTAATTCATCGATATCTTCTTGAAGATCTGAATAATGTAAACCTAAAACAGTATTGTAGAAACTTTGATAATTGTATTCATACCATGCCATTTCAAATTCTTTTGCGATAGCCTGAATAGTACTGTTCGGTGAATACAGACGATTAATAAAGAATCCTGCTGTATCGGTTACTTCTGGGTTCTGTGCGATCCAACGTCCACCAGTTACCATTTTTATACGCTGAGATTCGGATATCTCTTCCTGACATTCTGGACAATGTAACTTTGCGGTACTGGAATCTGGAATACTCCGCTTGCCGTTCTTTTTCCACTCAAAACGTACATTCTCCCACTTCAAAGTATGTTCATGCTGGCAGTGAATGCATTTTACAAAGTACTCACGTTGGTCTGAGTTCTGGTATTCAACATCAATTGCATCACCAGAAAATGTGGGAGTACTTGAAATTAATATTTTTGCTTCCTGGCCGAAATCCGTTGCACGTTGTTCTGCAAGGCGTATCGGGTTCCCCTCCTCTGAGTTCTGATCAGTTGCCGATACTTCATCAAGTACTATTCGTTTAAGTGTTTTGCCACGTAATGCTTTTGCAGATCCCAGAGTCATAAAGTACAAGAAACTACCGTCTTTTAATTCAGTCTGCTGCTGGTTATTTGCTTTTGTTTTATCATTTTTATCTGTGACTAACTCTGATAGTATCGGTACTGCTTCGATAGTTTTATCAATCTTCGCTGATTTCCACAGTTTTAATTCTGATAGGCTTGATTGTGCAATGCCTATGTTAGAACTATCAGTAGCCATCCAGTAAAATACAGCACTATTAAGTAATGTTGTTTTGGCGATTTGAGCACTGGTTTTGTAAACAACTTTGCGGTATTGATCATCATCGATAATATCTAACATTTCTTTCTGGAATGAATACAGCTTCAACTTCTGCCCGGCTGCTGCACCATCAGGTAGTACTAAATGTTTCTCTGCCCATTCTGAGGGCTTATATTTCTGAGGCGGTTTTAATATTTTGATAGTACGTTTAAGTACTTTCATTATCTTGCTTGTTTTCATCTTCGGCATCCTTGCCTGGTTCGTCTGTTACTTCGTACTTCATATCTCCGATTTCAGTTAGTAATTCATCAATGCGTTGCTGTAGCAACCGTTTTACCTTAAGTGCTGAATCCTGTTCAAATACTTCATGGTGTATTTTGTTAGGTAATGTGCGGAAATAATCACGGAAGGTTTTGAAAAATGCGGTTAGTTCTTTATGTACTTCATCCGCTGGGATCAATTGTTCAGTACTCAATAGTACTTCGGCTTCAGCTAAATCAGCTTCCGCACGCATTTTACGTAGACGCTCTAATTCTATTTTTTCACGTATATCTGTCTGACGTAATGGAACCAGAATTTGTTCAACGATCCATTGTCTTGTTTCGTCTTCATTTGTTAAGGGCATTCCCTTTGCTTTCCATTGTCGTACAGTACTTTCATCGTATCCGTATTGTTTAGCTATCGCTCTTAGACTAATCATATTTTGCAAACTCCATTATTCATTAAAGTATTTATAGATTTTGCCGATAATATATTTAATAGATAATGAGGTGCGAGCATGACTGAAAAAGCTGATGCAATAACTGTTAGAACTATTATGGAACAATTCGTTAAAGATGAAGGTGTGAAAGCAAGATTACAAATGATTCGTGACCGTAATACTAATGATTGGGAGAAATGGTTGCAGGTAGAGCTTCAGTATTTTATTTCTAAATTGCCTAAGGTTCATGTCGAAAGGGAGATAAGAGCAACCCCAGATAAGAGAATGCTGCGTAACAGAAAAAGCATGTCAGTAGATCTTGTACTTAGTAAGAGTCGCAAAGTTGAAAAATCTTATATTTTCATTGAACTAAAATGCACCAGAGATGTTCAACCCTTAATCAATGGGTTCAATCAGGATATAGAGAAAATAAATTCAATAAGGCTTTGCAATTATAATCTTCAATCAGCCTGGTATGTTGGTTTTCATCTAAACTGCTCTAAATTAAGTATTAAGAAAATCAAAAACCATCTTTCTTATTATCCTCATAGTTACCATGACGTCATAAGATTATGTAAGTGTATCGATGATGACGAGTGTCAGTGTAAAAATAAATCTATTGGTTTAGCTATATTATGATTGCGGTGCGGGCTGGTCAAAAAAACGTATATACGTACAAAAGATCGGCCTGCCGAACACTCCCGATGGAGTGTACCTGCCGAGTACCTTTTAAACGTGCCTGTATCGCTCTGTATGAAGTTATAATTAATTAAACGCATCCCTGCATTATGCTAATCAACGTTGTGCAGAATGCGATAGAGGTTGTTCTATAATGTGTTCTAAATAGTAATCACGAATTGCTACGATTTCATCTTTATAAAATGTATGGTTAACGCCGGAATAAAGCTCCTGTACTGTTTGCCAGTACTGTACATTCATAAACTCTTTTGCGACAGTCAATAACAGGCAACATGACCTGCCCATTTGTATAGCGGTTGCTTCTTCCGAACCTTGTTCAAAGTTCGAAATGTCATCTAATGCTTTGTGTGTAAGTTTGATGCTTTGATCATCAGACAACGATTCAAATGCGAGGGTGTCGTCTGCAATTTTCTGTACAATTCTCATACACTTCCCGGTGTTATTGTTTTAACTCCGGCCAGTCTGGAACTAATCCTTCCTGTCTGCAATACTGTACAAAAATACAGTATTAATAGGGGAGGTATAAGATGGCGAACAAAGACGGATTTGATCCATCGATAAGCAGCGGAGTACAGCGGTTTGTGCATCTGGGTCAGTGGGGTACAGTGTGCTAGTGGGGATCATCGTTAGATGAGTACAGGATAGGTGATCGTGTGTTCTTCCAGAATCAGTACGGTCAGTACTGGCTGGGTGTTATCGAAAGGGATTGCTTTGTACTGCTCTATGACGAACCGTTAGAGAGAGTACTTGACGGTCTAACATACCTGAATGCGGTTCGGCGTATGCATGAGGTACACGATGATGATTGGTTTTGCGATCAGGGTGAGTTACCTTTTTAAGGTTTCACGCACCATCCGCCCCATAATAACAAACCCATTGCAGACAGTGCGTGAACTGGTAGTGTACTTGATTATGTTTCCAATGGTAAAGTACGTAAATTACAATAACACCTGGAACGATTATGATAATTTCTCGTAATGTTGACTATTTTGAATTACTGCTTGATAAAAAGCGTAATCATAACGGTGTAATCAACGCTGATAATTTGGATTTAGAGAAAATCAAGAATGCTTTTGAAAAATCACATGATATACGTAAATTTGAAATAGGTCTTTATTGGCAACGTTCTGGCTATATATTGGGTTTTCTGTCAGTTCTTGCCGCAGCTATAGCTTATTGTTTTTCTGTGTATGTCAATGATAGCACAACAGAAATCACTAAATTCACCATTGTATTGACAATACTGTTTTTAGCTGTCATTGGAATAACTTTATGTGGGTTTTGGAGGAGAGTGATTAAAGCCAGCAAGTACTGGCAGGAATCATGGGAATACAATATCGATATGCTTGAGCCATTTGTATCAGGCAATCTACATAAAATTCATTTCTTTAGAACAGACCAAGATTACAATCGTTTTTCCATTCATAATATTGTGCTCTCAATTTGTAATCGCATTCATTTTATCCTATACGCTATAGTTTTTATTGCTTTTGCGATCATAGGCAAAGATTACTTGCCTTATTTTGAAGGGATGCCTAAATCAAAAGAACTAATGTATCTTGTCGCCTCTCCACTTATCCTGATTTATTTGATCTATGATTTCATTGTGTTATCAAATTATCGAAGATCTGATAAAAAAAGAGAGAAATCCCGAAATATAACTAAAGATAAGTTAAAGATCACTATGGATAGAATTAGGTGTTCTAAGGGGTAAAATGAAAATTAGCACTAAGACTATTTGGGCAGTATTAATAATTAGTTTCCTGCTCTTATTAACATTTATATTTTCTGAGCTTTTCCCCGATCTTTTCCATCAAGATTGGGTCTTTATATTTAACTGCATAGGTTCCTTAAGCACATTAGGCACTCTTATTGTGGCTTTGATGGCTTACTTTGCAGTACCTAAATGGGTTCATCAAAAATCAGATGAAGTTTCTTTTAATTTAGCAGACGATCTTATTTGCAATGCTTTCGTTGATTTAATAGATTCAGTAGATCGAGTCACTTTCCCTTTCAACTTTCTTTTACCCAACCATTATATACATACAAAAGATTCATTTGAAGACATACAGGAACGTATTGAAAGTGTAAGTGGCGAGATATGGGAAATAAGCACTAAAATAAGAAAAATTGAAAATACATTATTAAATCTACGTAGACATGGTTGGAATCTTAAGCCACATCAAAAAAAAATGTGTGACGATTTTCTCAATAAATATCAGTACGTTTTCTCTGCATACCTCTCCGGTTCAACGGGTATTCATCTTCTTAAATGGCCTGATCCGCAAGAACATGAAAAGGAAAATAAAGAAAACGAAGATTATTTAAGAGATCTCATCTTTGAAACTCGTGATATGGTGATGGGTCAAGTAGAACCATTCCTAAAAGAAATAAATCTTTTTTTAGAATCAAAAATTGAAATAGAGGAGTTTTTTACAAGGAATACAAAATAAATCTTTTGTAATAGTGCACAGAACCTGTGCACTATTACAAAATTTACAATAAATTCAAGCGTTACCTATCTTTAATAAATTTATTAACAAGATTGACAGAATCAGGAATTGGGTGTTGTTTCCCCTCAATGTCTAAAATACTAATATCTTCTAACTGGTAGACATTACCTTCTTCTCCATTCATAATAATATCGAATGAATCTATTTCAAACGTTTTTCGCTGTTTTTCTTTTAAATTAACACCTTCTTTTACAGAGACATGCTTTGCTTTATCACCTTCATAGTGACATAGAACCCCTTCCAAAACAGCATCACGCCTACCAATATTAAGTACAGTAATCTGGATTTTATTAGCCTTTTCAAAAACTGGATCATATACAACTCGACCTGTTATCTTTAATCTTGATCTATCATGCCACGCTGTTCTTCCAGAAAAAAACAATGATGTACATGCAATCAAAAAAGATAAAATAGAAAAACCTAATGTCAGTACATCTTTATATTTTGTAACTGTAGAAACTAAGCTCATGTCTACTCCTTAGTTTTTTATTTTAAAGTTAACAACAGTGCAACAAAACTTGTAATAGCAGCAGCCAATGCTACAATTAAACTAAAAAGCGGAATATATAAAGCAGTAATCCGTTTAAATTTGTTTTCCTTATCTGTATATTGGAGGAAATACATTTTCATTTTCAACAATCTGACTATAAATTTATCTTTAATAGTTACCTTATGTAAAACCCCTGTGACTCTATGATAATGAATTAAATTTTTTACAGCCTTCTCTATTCTCTTTGGAGTTAAATTTTTTGGGTTATATGAATGATGAATGATTAAGGGATCGTTTTTGGCTCCAGAATCTTCAGAGGTAGAGGGAAAAAGGATCATGTGTACTGCTCCCGTTGCACTATGCGTAATTGATAATGCAGCTCCTTTTTGCCAATGATGGTTAAATGCAATATGATCTTCATTGATAACTTGACGCATGTTTCCAGTCATACGGTCAGCGAAATGAAACGTTAAGCAATCGAACCCATACCCATCCGGTTCTTCAGCCATATCGATTATAAGTAGTTTATTTTGATCATCGGAAAGCTGTTTAGATAAATGTGTTAATTGCTCTTTAATTATTGGTTTATAAATGTCCCAATTTACGTCAGAAATTGTTCTTCTAAGCTCATCACTACCAAACTTAACACTAAAATCTTTTACCCAAGTCATAGTTACCTCTTAGCCCTTCAAGCATCTATGATGCTTGACCCTGCTTTATCTTACTTACAGTACGAGATATGCCGAATCTGTCACTTCGGATGTACATTGTCTAAAAAGCAATTATTATGCACCTCTTTTAAGTATTTAAGCAACATATGACAGTACTGTTTCTAAGGTGTAGTCATTGTAAAAGGATGAAGGTATTATGTGTAGACACAGAAAAAATACGTTTAGAGAGATATTTTTAAATGAAATATTCACTTCACTTCTTAGGGCTTTCGACTGGATCGGTCTCACATGCGTCATTAATGCAAGACGAACTAAGACAAGGAACGAGCCAAAGTTGCTAAAGTATACTGATCATCTAAAACTAGATGCAGAATAGGAGTATAAAGATATGCACGACATCGTAACAATAATTGACTATGATGTCTGCTAATATATAATTGCTGACCCGTCGTTTCAGGTAATCTTCTTTATCTCACTTAAGTTGGTTTTTACGGCCACTTATTATACTCAATCCGGTGTGGTGGAAAGAAAGCCAAGTTGTCATAAAAGGCTTATGAAGTAACGTCAGCAACTATTTCATAAGGAATGATATTGTGAGAATAAAATATGATTAATGTATCAGAAGACTCTAACTTAATTTTTTTACTACAACACCAACAATACATTATTATTCATCTATAGATAGTTTTAACTCATTAAGGAATTATTATGAATGATTATAAATTTTTACTAACGCCTTATACCGGTTATGTCAAAAGCTTGTGTGGCCTTTCATCTAATGATTTTAATATTCACGATGCTTCTGACTCTGACTTAGGGCAGACTGATGTGCATTTACTATCATCTCCTCATCTTAATATCGTATCAGATCCAAATGAATTGGCGTCAAAATTAAAAGGTTTATTGATGCTTATGAACGGTTCATTGGCTGTTCTTCTGAAATTCCAGAATTATGATCATTACGGATTTCTTTCTATTGATGGTAGCGATGGTGTATCATTCTTAGATATCGCTCATTTCAAAACATTAGACGTTACACAAGTAAACCCGTTTAATCCTGATGACATAAAACCATTACATCCTCGTGCTAATGATTTCTCGCGGTTAATTAACTTAGCATCCAAACATGAAGAATTAAGAATAATATTAGGGATGTGTGCATTGGGTAATGATTGGGTTAACCTCTATCGCTTGTGGGAAACAGTCAAAGAATTTACCTACGAAAGATTTCAAAAAAATATACTAATTTTATCCGATGAAACAAAATCAAAAGCCAAATATAGAAGAGATGATGTTATTTGTAAAGCTTTTAAAATTGACGAAAAAGAAATGAAACTGTTTACTGGCACTGCTAATAGCTTTGAATTATTAGGATATATGTCAAGGCACGGTAAAAAAGAACCAAGTAAGGGAATAATGACTACTCAAATGACAAGGGCTAAGGCAATAGAATTTGTTCATGCTGCTGTATTTCAATTCTGTAAACTATATTACAAATAAATTTTATAAACCCATAAAAAAAAGCTAACTCGGCATACCCCTGGGTAGCTGGACTCGGGCATCGTACTCACTTGTTACTTTGTCAGTACTGATAGTTGTCTGAGCGAAAGCGAGTAATGGAACTCGACGGCTTTTGGTAGTTCTTGCTGGATCGGGTTATTGTTCAGTACAGTAAGGGCTTCAACAGCCCGATCCCCCGACAAGGAACTAAGTGACGCGTAGTCACTCAAGAAGACGAAGACCAAATCACTTTAAGTCTTTTGTACTCACATCTGTCTGAGCGAAAGCGAGTAATGGAACTCGGCGGCTTTTGGTAGTTCCTTCAGGGACTGGCAAAAACGCAAGTTTCGATCTTATTTTGAGTTTTATAGAGACTATGAGCAAAGCGAATAGGCTCTTTGAGACTGGAAATATGTAAGTCTCATATACTTTTAAAATCATGGGTAAGGGTTAATATTAATATAGTTCTCGTTTTTTCACAGATTGCACACTTTTTGCATAAAAACCATAAATTATGCACATAATGACTAATAGGACGCATAATTAAGCATATTAAATGCACTTTTTGGTCCTAAAAATATTCAAAACGAGAACCACACGCATCGGATAAGAACCTATTGGTTCTCGTTTTTATCCTTCATATTTTTTAAGGCGTCCATCAGATCCTCTGTTGCTACGCCTTCTTCAATCATTGACTTGATTTGATACTGCTGTTCTTCATTCATGTAGTGCTTCCCTTCTTCGGCAGTCCTGAATAGCTTCAAACCCTGCGTATGTGCCTCTACCAATGCCTTCGCTACCTTCTTCACTACGGTAACGTACTTACGTATGGTTGCGTCCTGTGGCAGTGGTTCGCCTCGGTGTGTCGCGTAGTAACGTTGTAGCCAGTACTTCACGCCGTCAAAGTTCAAAGCACTTGCATTATATAATACATAGTACACTTTAGCCGCTGAATAAGGCTTGTTACTACTTTTCATCGTTTCATTGATTGTATTGATGATTATACGTTTTGCTTCAATTGTAAGATCATTTTTATAGCTACTAAACCCACCTTGAATAGATTTGAATTCTTCATTATTTTTTTTCATTATAATAATTTCCTTTACTTAAAAAGTACTGGCATCCACATACCAGTACTCGATATCTCTTTAGTTTCTCGCAATGCGTGTATACGTCGCTCTTGTAGTTGTTCTTCCCCATAGTTGATTACAATGTGCCGTGATTTTTATACATGACATACCATTTGAATATAATTCTTTCACAACTTTTTTCTGTGCTTGTGTTAGTTTTGGATTAGTATTTCTTGGTCTTACTGATGCCTGTACGTTTTGTTGTTGAGTCACCCACTCTAAATTGATTAGTTTATTATTCAATTTATTCTCATCTAAGTGATGTACTACTTTACCTTCTTCAAAACCTAAGAATGCGATTGCCACTAATCGATGTACTTCTATTGTTACTGTGCCATTCTGAGTTGATAGTGATACGGTCCGATAACCATTGCCATCGTTTATATGCCCCTTTAGTATTTTACCTGTTTTAGTATTACGTACTCTGCCTAAGTTACTTACTTCATAATTTATATAGGCTGTTTTTTCCCAAACTTCCATGTTCTAACATCCATGATATGTACTAACGTTCCGTGTTAGTACGCCTCGATACTTTTTACGACAGTATCAAACGTTTATTTTCCACCTAAAATTAGCTGTTGATTTATTAAGTACTGCAATGCTTCCGCCCTTGTCTTAACCTTTCCTTTCTGGATAAGCTTATCAAGTAGCTCAACCTGACTTTCATTTAATTTAGTACTAATCGATAGCTTCTTCGTTTCTTTCATAACATTTCCTATGTAGAATTCTTTTTCTTCATTTTTGAACGCAAAAAAACACCCAGATCATTGGGAGTTTTTTATGGGAATTAAATTATATGTTATAGAGATTTATCTATATTATACCATATTTCATATTATCGTTTCACTTTTCTACCTACGCATTTATTTATCGTTGTAATCTTCAAAGGCAATAGTAATAACGTTAAAAACATAAAAATTACGCAAGCTATTACAAAAAAAAGGGATTATCACAAAAATGTAGAGCAGACCCCCCCACCATCTCACATGCTAACTTTTTAAACCAATTCATTTTAAGTACTCCCTATCACTATTAACTATATTATTTAGTATGGGAGCACTTAAAACATCATCAAATTGATACGCTAATTAACTAATTTCAGTAAAGGCTTTGAATAGATCACAAGTCCTGTTACTAAACAGTTCGTTTCAAGTATTGTTTGTACAAGCTCCATTGAAATAGGGTGCTTAAATACTTGTGTGCATTCCTGACAACCTTTCTCAGATAGCGAAAACTCTTCTGTTATGATTTGAATATCAGAATAATATGGCAAAAATATACTTTGCACTTTAATCATGTCAGAAAAAGAGTACTGACATATGATTTCATCATTTGAATCCTCACGCTTTGAGAAAAGCCTCAAACCTACCTTTTCCTTTAATGAGAGTCCAATATCATAATTAGCTGGAAAAAAAAGGCTGACCTTTTCCTTTTTATCTTTGTTTTCTTTTTTACGCAT